GCCAGGGCGCCTACTGGAAAGTGGGCTATTCGGACGACGGTGAGGTCGTGACATTCGCACCACAGGATAAGTGGCGCAAGGTCGAGCAGCAGACCCGCTGGACACCGGCCAAGAATGCCCTGAAGGCTGTCTCGCGCACCGACGACGAGCTGCGCGTGGGCAACTACATCGTCCTGTTCGGCGGGCGCGACCTGGAGGGCATCGCCAGCGAGAACAAGAACCAGGACGGCTCCCTTGGCGAGTTCTTCACGGCAGAGACAGACCTGGAGAGCGCCTACACCAAGGCAGGTATGCTCTACGTGGACTGGGAGCACGGGCGCGGCAAGGAACTAGATGGCAAGGACGCACCCGGAGAGGACGACGTGCTGGGCGTGGTGGACTGGTCCACGGCAAAGGCAGATACGCGCGGCGTGTGGGTAGAACGCTCGCTCAAGCGCCGCAGCCAGTACGTCAAGTTCCTCGAGGAGCTGATCGACGCGGGGCTGATCGGCACCAGCTCGCAGGCCGTGCCAGATGGCATCCGCAAGGGGAAGGGCGGGCAGATCGCCCGCTGGCCCCTGAAGCGGGATACGCTCACCGTTCAGCCGATGGAACCGCGCATGATGAAAGAGTACGGCGACAATCACATACAAGCGTTCAAGGCGCTGGGCATTCTGGTGCCCGCGCAGGACGATACAGCCGAGGACAACACACCGGCAGAGGCAGAGCCAGAGGGCGCGAAGGCGTCGGCGTCTGTGGCTGGGCTAGTGAGGGCCAAGGCATCGCTAACTTTAGCCAAGCTGTTAGAGGAGGTCTAGTAATGACGTACGAACAGTTGCGCGAACTGTCGCGCACAAAGGCGCTTGAGGCCGTTGCCGAGCTGGAGCTTGAGGCACCAGATGAGGCCAAGGCCAAGGCGCTGCAAGAAGACGCGGACAAGTACCGCGTTCGCGCCGAGAAGATGGCGGCGATGATGACCATCGCCAAGAACGCCGACGCGGAAAAGGCCGCAGGCGACGAGGCGGAGCCGGGCGGTTTCAAGGTCGTCGAAGACGAGGCCGACAAGAAGGCCAAGGGCAAGGCCGGAAAGTGGTCCTTTGGCGAGTTCCTGATCGCCGTCTCGAAGGATGAACGCGAGATCCAGTCCTACAAGTCTACGGATCCGGCGACCGAGTATGGCTACGACATGGGCAAGGCCGTCGGCGAGAAGGCCATCGGTTCGCTTACCCAGGCCAAGGCGATCACCGGCCTGAGCGAGACCGTGCCGGCAGACGGCGGCTTCCTGGTCGGCGTGGACCATAACGCCAGCCTCATGAGCCGCGTGTACAACGTGGGCGACCTGCTGCGGCGCGTGGACATGGTAGGCATCGGAGCCGGCAGCAACGGCATGACCTTCAATGCCGAGGCGGAGACGAGCCGTGCAAACGGCGCTCGCCGTGGCGGCATCCTTGCTCACTGGGCATGTGAGGCGGCGGACAAGACGCCCACTCACCCGACCTTCAGGCGGCTAGAGCTGAATCTGAACAAGGTCATCGGGTTGGTGTATGCCACCGATGAGCTGCTGCAGGATGCAACCGCGCTCGAGGGCTGGATCATGAGCAACTTGCCGGAGGAGCTGCGCTTTGTCGTGGAGGACGCGATCATCAACGGGCCGGGCGGCGGCATGCCACTGGGCATCATGGCCAGCCCGTGCTTGATCCCACAGCCCGCGGAACCGGCGCAGGCAATCACGACCATCGTCTCTGAAAACATCATCAACATGTGGTCGAGGCGTTGGGCAGGCGCGCGGGACTATGTGTGGCTGATCCACCAGGACGTGACGCCGCAGCTTCACCAGATGAACCTCGGCGTAGGTGCTGGCGGGCAGTTGACCTATATGCCGCCGGGCGGACTGTCTGGCGTTCCCTATGGGACCATCTACGGCCGACCCGTTCTCGAAACGGAGTATGCACAGACGCTCGGCGTGACTGGTGACATCATCCTGGCGAGCCTGAGCGAGTACCAGATGATCGAGAAGGGCGGCATGCAGTCGGCCAGCTCGATCCACGTCCGGTTCACGAACGACGAGACGGTCTTCCGGTTCGTCTATCGCTGCGACGGCGAGCCGAAGTGGAACCTGCCGCTCACGCCGCACCACGGTCTGACCACCGTGTCGCCGTTCATCTCGTTGGCCGGGCGGCCATAAGGGAGGCATAGAATGTATACACTCGAACAGTTCCACTGGGTTCCGGTCATCTACCCCGTCGCCGACTTCATGGCGGGCGGGGCGAGCACGGACATCGTCAAGTGCCAGAGTGCGGTCGGCGTCCTGTTCCAGATCACCAAGGGCGTCGGCGTGAACGGCACGAGCACTGTTACTATCGACGCCTGCAGCACCGTCGGACCAGGTGCATCCACTCCTGTCGCTTTCATGCATCGGGTCAGCACCACGCCCGATATCTGGGGCGCGTGGATACAGGATCTCGCGGCCGGGTTCACAACTACAGCGGGGAGCAACCAGATGTACCAGATCTTCGTCCCCGCCGCCAATCTCGCGGCGGTTGGGTACGCCTATGTACGGCTGACCTGGGCGGCAGGGAATGTTGAGGCGGTCATCGGCTGCATCAACGTCGCCGTCGTCCAGCCGCGTTACCAGCCCGTGCCGGCAACGCTGCTGACCTAATCGGATTCGCTTGGGGGGCGGGTGCTATCCCGGCCCGCCTCCTCTATGGCCCAACAATGGTTAGAACCCAGGATGGGCAAGGAGAATTGAAATGGCAGGAAGTGCAACGCAGAGAACGGCGCTATTTAGCCGGCAACAGGTCGGCGGCGCCTGGACGATCGACGACTATCAGGAACACCCCGGCGACCTGTGGTTCGTGGACTCGACGCACACGCGGGCGGTGAATGCTGTAGGAGTGGGAAGAGACCCAGACCACCCGTTTGCCACCATGCACTATGCAAACACACAGGCCGCAGACAACAACGGCGACGTGATCTATGTCGCCCCGAAACACGCGGAGACGATCGCTACCGCAGGAGCCATCACCCTGGACAAGCAGGGGCTCAAGGTCATCGGCCTGGGCATCGGAGATGATCGCCCCACACTGACTTGGACGGATACGGCGTCCACGCTCGCCATCGACGACTGCGACATCCTGATGAAGAACTTTAGGTTCGTTCAGGGCATCGATGCGATCGTCGTGATGGTCGATGTCAACGGCGACGACGTTACGCTGGAAGACATCGAATGGCCGGAGGCGGCAGCAGCGCAGGCCGTGTCGTTCGTCGACCTCGACGGTGGCGGGGCCAACGCGACCGACAACTTCACTATGCGCCGCTGCCGTGTGATTCAGACGACGGCGGGTGCGGATCAGGTCGTGGACATCGCACAGGTTCAAGATGGCGTCAAGATCCTCGACTGTGTGTTTGACGTGGACTGTGAGAATGCACCTGTCTACAGCCCGGCCATCCATCTCAACTGCGTGATCGCAGGGAACGTGCTGCACAACCGGCAGACCGGCGACCACGCTATCGAGTTCGGCGCTGCAGCAACCGGGTTCATCGTCAACAACCGGCTGATGGGTGACACCAGCGGGACCATCCTCGATCCCGGCGAGTGCTACTGCGCGGGCAACACTGAGACCACGGCCATCGACTCACCGGGATACCCGACGCCTGTGGCCATCGTGGACAACGCGGGCAACATCCTGGGTGCAAACAGTGCGGACAACACGTTCGCATCGGCTGCCGTCGTTCGCAACGTAGATGGCTCCATCATCGAGCGGCTGGAGGACGTGTCAGCCAACCTCGTCGGCGCGGCTGGCGTGGCAACCTACCCGGCAGCAGCGAAGGCGGCGGATACCGTAAGCATGGCCGAGGTGCTGCGCCACGTCGACGACGCACAGGAGCAGTGCATCGTCAAGGCAGATGGAGCCGTTACGGGTGCCGCCGATCCACTGTTCACCATCACCGGCGGGCCGATCATGGTGACCAACCTCGTTGGCATCGTGACGACTGCGGTCTCTGATGCCGGCGCATCGACCTGTCAGATCATCGAGGCGGTGACCGAGCCGGCAGGCAACGTGAACCTGTCCACGGCGGTGGATATCGACAGCGACGCGGCGGGTACGTCCTACACCTTCACCGGTGTGGCGTTGCCTGTTTTGACTCCGACCACGGCGGGTGCGTTGCCGCTCGTGCCGGCAGTCAAGTGGTTGTGTCCCATCGGGACCATCAACGCAACCACCAGCGCGGCGAAAAACGGGGTCATCGCGTGGTATCTGACCTACTTCCCGCTCGCGCCGACATCCGTCGTCGTGGCGGCGGCATAGGAGGAATGAAATGAGCGTACTTACAAAATCAGTTCACGACGCCTATGTCCTCTACGATGCGGAACACACACACCGCTGGTATGACGCGTGGGGTCCAGGCATAGTCAAGTACAGCCTGAACCCGGCGGCCGTCCCGACGGATGATGTGACGGGCATGCCGACCGAGTACACGAACACGCTGGTCGGCGCCTCCACGTTTACAGTTGCGGACGTGGCCGGCGGCGCTGTGCTCCTGACCACGGCAGCAGCCAACAACGACGGGGTAAAGCTGCAACTGGGGGCCGAGCTAGGCACGGCTGGCGAGAACATCAGCCTCGCCGCCGACTATCCGACCTACTTCGGCATCCAGTTCTCCATCGACGACGTGACCAACACGGACGTGTTTGCAGGCTTCTCTATGACAGACACGACCTGCCTCGACGCGGCAGACACGGCGATCTACTTCCGCAACATCGATACCGTAGATACGCTGTACTTCGTGCTGGAACAGAATACGGTAGAGAGTGCGACGGCAGTGGCGACGCTGGTGGATGCGGTCAATATCCGCTGTGAGTTTCTGTACCTGGCGCGTAACGTCTATGTGTACGTCGACGACGTGCTGATGGCAACCATCGCCGACACTGACGCGAACTTCCCGAACGACGAGCTGATGCGGCTCACCCTGGAGTTCCTGACTGGGGCGGCTGGCGGGGCACACAACCTGACGGTGCGCGAACTGCGGTTCATCCAGATCCAGCGATAGGCTATCGGGGCGGACGCCCGTGGTCCGCCCCCACTTTAGGAGACGAACATGGCATTACGAGTAGACGACGTTGCAGAAGTCATCCTGCCCATCGACACAGCGGCCTACGCTGCCGCCGACCTGATGTCACTGGCGACAGAGGTGGAGCGCGTGTGCGTGCAGAACCACCCGTCCTACCTCGTCAGCCTGACCTTGCTCGACTACGACGACCAGGGCGGGGACATTGACCTGCTGGTCTTCCGCACCCACCCCGGCGTCCTGGGCGTGGTCAACGCGCCGATTGCGATCACGAACGCGCAGGCGCAGGAGATCCTATGCTGCGTGTTGGTGAGGGCGGCTGACTATATCGACCTCGGCGCGCAGCGAATCGCACAGCCCGAGTTCTACGCACGCAAGGTGCGCCCGCTAGATGGGCAAACGTCGCTCTGGGTGGCGGCGGTCTGCCGCACCGGGCAGGTCACCTATCCCAGCGGGCGGTTGCTGCTCAAGGTCGGCGTGGCCAAGGAAGAGTAGCCATGCGGCGAATGATTCGCAATCTGCTGTTGCTCTATCCGCGCGGGGGCTTCAAAGTCACCGACGTACCGCAGTCGGAAGGCGACGCGCTGATCTGGCTGTACAAGCAGACCGGCGGCCCGGCCTGGACCGACCACACCAACTGGCTCGTGACCCATACAGTCGGCAACTGGTTCGGCATCACGGTCGTGGGCGGGCACGTGACGGTTATCGACCTTAACACCAACAACTTGAATGGGAACATCGGTGCATTCCCGATACCCAACTTGCCATCACTGGGGACGCTGTACCTTAGTGGCAATGCTCTGCTTTCTGGTGACATGGGTAGTTGGTGGGTATCGAATCTAGTGTATATGACCGCCCACGCCACCGGCTTGTCTGGCGATCTCAGTGGTTGGAGGCCGGGGTCGATAGTAAACCTCTATATGAACGGCCTTGCTGTATCGGGCGACACTAGCGGTTGGGTACTGCCCTGGTGGACGGCTATTCTCCAGTTCAGCGATACCAATCTATCGGGCACGCCAGACATCAGTGGCAATACGAATATGTCGAACTATGCCTTTCATGACTGCGCTCTGACTCAGGCTAACGTAGATGCCATCCTACTGAGCGTCTATACCGAGCGCATGACATTCGTGGTCGCTGCGCCAGTGCTGAACGTTGGCGGGACGAACGCCGCACCGAGCGGCATTTACGCAGATGAAGACCCGCCAGTGACGGGTAAGGGGATGGCCTTCGAGCTGGTGACGGACCCCGAGGCAGAAGGCTTCAACAAGTGGGCCATAACGTTCACGGCATAGGACATGCGCCACGAGCCGCCCAAGCGCTCCGTCAACGAGACGCGCGGGCTGGAGAGATAGTGTAGGAGGATAGCATGGCAGAGTTCAGCTTGCAAGCACTGCACGACGAGATCGAGGCCGACCCAGAAGGGATTGGCTACAAGATCGACGGGGACTGGAAGGGAGATCAGATCATTGCTGACCTGATCAATGACCCGACCAATGGTGGTGTTGTTCAGCGCCAGTACATCAATCCTCAAGAGGTCATTGAGCAGATCACTATCGCTGACTGGGAGACGATCAGCGCGTCACAGCGCCTTTACATCCAACTGCTGCCATCGCTGACCGTCATCTCGGCGGTTCAAGATGGGACCGAGGTGCGAAGCAACCTGCTCACCATCTTCGGTGCCGCAACGACCACGCGGGACAACCTGATTGGTGTGGTTCAGAAGGATGGCAGTCGGGCCGAGGTGCTGTGGGGCGAAGGCATCACCATTTCAATCAGCAACGTGGCATACGCATCGAATCTGTAGGAGTGAGCTATGGCAAACCTAATCTATCGTAACCGTGAGACGACCCTCTGGTTCGTCCCTGCGGCGGCAGCGCAAGCAGAGGACTATGCGTTCGAGGTCCACAACCTTGCAGCTGCGGCGGGCCGCCAGAGTGCGCCATGCGACTTGGGCGAAGGGGCAGTTGCGGCCCTTTACGAGTGGCGTGCCTTCGTCCAGTTCGCCACTGCGCCGGTGCTGGGCGAAACGGTGGACATCTACCTCAAGACGATGGGCAGCTCTGCATCCGCTACAGCGCATCCCGATAACGACGATGGGACAGGCGAGGCAGCAGTTTCGGCAATCGCCAAGCTGAGCAACCTCCAGTGGATCGGCAGCATCGTCGTGGACGAGGCGGTGGCGGACATCGAGATGGTTGCCAGCGGGGAAGTGTTCATTATCGCTCGCGCCTTCAATGTCGTCTTCTGGAATCGCACGGCAGATGCCTTGACCAACGACGTGGACGAGAACGGCTTTATGCTCTCGCCCGTGCCGATGGAGATCCAGTAAGCGTGCATCGCTTCAGGGATAGGTAATGGACTGGACAATGTTTCGGGGCGGGTGGCCGTTTCGGAACCCGCCCAACTGCCAGTTTGACCTAAACACCCGCAGCCCGCAGGCGAAGGGGCTTGTGGGCTGGTGGCCGACGCTTGGGTCTCGCGGATCAACTCTGCGAGATTATAGTGGTAGGCATGCCGATCTAGCTCCTACCGCCTTTAACAAATACATACACGATCCAGAGGTAGGAACTGCCCTGGCCTTCAATGGTGCCATGTACTTTACCACCACCTCTGGGCCGCCCATTGTCAAAGAACATTCCATCTCTGCATGGATACGCATCCATAGTCACGGAGCTGGAATAGAGGAATTTATTTACACTCTTGACCATGCCGTTGTGCTGAGGATCCAGGGATCCATAGGTAGCATTGATTACCTCACGAGGACCGGCGGTTTTGTGTCGAGTCTCACTGCTGCGTGGGTCGTCAATACTTGGCATTTGGTGACTGGCACGTATGATGGGACCACCCAGAGACTGTATCTTGATGGCAGGCAGGTTGATTCCGACCCGCAGAATGGAAACCTGTTCTCGCCAACGACCACAGTGCAGCTAGGGACATGGGCTGGAAGCGATCTTCTCACAGATAGCGATGTGGCCGATCCGCGCCTCTGGGATCGTACGCTCTCCCCTGCCGAAATCTGGGCCATGGCCCACGATGCCAAGTGGGAACTCTACGCCCCCCGTGTGCGATGGTGGCCTGGGTACGTGGCGGCGGGCGCGCCGCCAGCAGGGAATCCTTGGTATGTATATGCTCAGCAGCAATGATGAGGTGAGCGATGCCTGATATCTGGATGGACGTTGATGCTGCACTTTCCGAGGTGCCAGTCAACATTATGGCCCTGATAGACGATACCGACTTCAAGACCCGAGAAACCGGGATTCTCTATAATGAGCCAGGCATGGATCTGGCGTGGAACTTTGTCACGACTGCGGGAGCATATACCCAGACGGCAGTAGTCCCAACTGTTGGTGGGGACTACGACTGGGCACATCAGGGCGACGGGATGTATTCCGTCGAGATTCCTGCGGCGGGTGGGGCCAGCATAAACAACGACACCGAGGGCCACGGCTGGTTCGTTGGATATTGTACAGGCGTGTTGCCGTGGCGAGGCCCTATCATTGGCTTCCGTGCGGCGGGCCTAAACAACCTACTGATCGACAATGCCTACTCTGCCACCCGCGGCTTGACTGGCACGGCATTGCCTGACGCTGTTGCGGATGCAGCAGGCGGGTTGCCCATCTCCGATGCCGGGGGACTGGATCTGGATACTCAGATTGGCACTGATATTGACGCTATCCTGGCAGACACGAATGAACTGCAGGCGGACGACTACCCGACGTCGATCGCGGCTATAAAGGCTGAGACTGCCCTGATTGTAGCAGACACAAACGAATTACAAACAGATGACGTACCAGGTCTGATTGCAGCTCTTAATGATCCTACCGCGGCTGCCATTGCCGATGCCGTCTGGGACGAAGCAGCAGCAGGCCACGTTGACGCTGGCAAGGCCGGGCAACAACTGTGGACTGATCTAGATGCCGTGTTGGCAGACACAAACGAACTTCAGACAGACGATGTGCCGGCCCTGATCGCGGCCCTCAACGATCCAACCGCAGCAACCATCGCGGATGCCGTGTGGGACGAGGATGTGGTAGCAGCCCACAACGGAGCAGATACGGCAGGGGCCTTTGTCGATGATATTGACGACATCCTGACCGATACTGCAGTGATAGGTGCTTTGGGTGCTGGGCTGACCGCCGTCCCTTGGAACGCCGCATGGGATGCAGAAGTTGAGAGTGAGGTTGATGATGCACTAGGGGCCGGAGGGGTGGATCTTACAGCCATCCCCTGGAACGCTGCCTGGGACGCAGAGGCCCAGAGCGAAGCCGCGGACGCCTTGGCGGCATTCTTCACATCCGCCGCCCAACTGGTGGATGATGTCTGGAACGAGGTGAGCGCGGGACACACAGGCGCGGGCGCGGCTGGACAGCAACTCTGGACGGATGTGGACGCGATCCTGGCAGACACCAATGAGCTACAAACGGACGACGTGCCTACCCTGATCGCGGCGCTCAATGCCCTGATCGTGGCGCTCAACGACCTGAGCGCGGCACAGGTGAACGCCGAGGTGCTTGACGTGCTGGCCGTGGACACGTTCGCCCAGCCTGGGCAGGAGAACCCGGTAGCCACACAGACGCTGGAAAACATGCTGGGCTATCTCTACAAGGCGTTCAGGAACCGGGTCACGCAGACTGCTGCGCAGTTGAGCCTATACAACGACGACGCCCTGACCGTGGACCAGAAGGCCGCCGTGGCAGATGATGGGGTTACGTTCTCGCGCGGCGAGATGGGTACAGGGCCGTAACAATGGCCGTCGATACGGCGGGCAAGCGGGCGTCGGCAGTCCAAGTATTGCGATCGTGGCAGGCGATCCTTCCCTATCCTCCAGATGGCGCGATCGGGCAGGGGGATAGGCAGCACGCCGCCTGGACCTACAGCGGCATCCTGGCGGGCGCGGCGGCCATCACGCCATTGGGACGGACCTATGGCATCCCGGGTGAGATGCGGGTGTGCGTGATAGAGTTTGAGGGCCGGGTGTTGGTGATACCGCTGGAGAGCAGGATACTAGCCGTGGAGAGTTCATAATGCCGCAATCAGAATGGGTCAAAGATCCGGATGCCGTACTGGATTACAAGTTCGATTGGCTGGCGCTGACCCACGGCTCTGGCCTATCCGACTGGCTGGCGGCAGCAGAGACCATAGCGTCGCATACGATCACGGTCACGCCTGTAACACTCTCCCCGCTGACGGTGGACAGTTCGGCGCAGACAGACGCCAATACGACCGTGACCGTGTGGCTGTCAGGCGGGCTGGTAGGCACAGAATACAAAGTGGCCTGCGAGGTCGTCACCAGCGCCGCGCGCACGGACGAACGGACGGCGAAGATCAAGTGTGAGGAGCGATAGGATGGCCTACATCGACGTAGCGGATTTGCGCGGTTACCTTGACATCGACGGCACGGGCGACGATCCGCTGCTGCAGGAGGCGATAGAGGCAGCGCAGACGTACATCGAGTCGCAGACCAACCGCGTCTTCGAGGCGGCGCCGCTCACGAAATACTACCTCAAGGACGCGCTGGACAACGATGATAGCACGCTGCTGCACCTCGACGCGGATTGCCTGACCGTGACGACACTGACCAACGGCGACAGCGCGGCGACGCCGATCGTGCTGGCAAACTACTGGCTGCTGAACCGGAACCTGGGGCCGCCGTACCATTGGATCAAGCTCAAGACGAATACAGGCATCTACTGGGAGTGGGACACGGACTATTGGGTGAGCGTGACCGGGACGTGGGGCTATAGCACTACTCCACCGGGTGACATCAAGGAAGCATGCAAGGAATTGGCGGCATTCGCCTACCGCAAGAAGGATTCTCAGGTGTTTGACGTGACTGCTATCCCGGGCGCGGGGGTGATCACCATCCCGCAGGGCATTCCGGCGACGGTGACACGGATCATCGACCGTTATGGGAAGTATCTATGACGACCTACCGCAGCTTTGTGGATGCACTGGAGGCGCTGGTCGTCGCTGGCGTGGTGCGGCGCTACACCAGCGGCCCGCCTGCCGGGGCAACCGGCGTGGCCGATGTCCCCGCGCAGTACGTGCGCTACCCAGGGGGCGACGAGCGGGCGCTGGTATTTGGCGAAGGGGGCGGTGTTGGCACGCTCCGCGCCGAGCTGGTGATCCTGGTTGAGCCGGTGGCACAGTCGATGCAGGGCCGCAACTTCGACTTGACGGTGGACATGATGGACAACCTGGCGACGGCGCTGCGCGGAGCACCATGCACAATTGGGGGCAAGTTGAGTTGGTCGGTGCGAATGGGGGAGGATTTCGTGGCGAGCACGGCATACTGGGCGGTGATCGCATCGGTAGAAGGGCACTGATAACGCATCCCGAAAGGAGAGCGGATGAGACCGCTTATCAGGCAATTCGTTGAGGTCGTGGCAAGCACCTTGCCAATCGCAGAGCCAGTCTATGAGTTCGGCAGCTACCGAGTGAAGGGGCAGGAAGAGTTGGCCGATCTGCGCCCGCTCTTTCCGGGCAAGGCATACGTGGGCTGCGATATGCGGCCCGGGCTGGGGGTGGACTGCATACTCGACCTGCACGACATCGATCTGCCGGATGAAGCAGCGGGTACGGTGCTGTGCCTGGAAACGATCGAGCACGTCGAGTTCTGCCATCAGGCGGTCAGGGAGATGCACCGTATTCTGAAGCCGGGTGGAATCTGCGTGCTGTCATCGGCGATGGCCTTCCCGATCCACGAGTACCCGCAGGACTACTGGCGGTTCACGCCCGCGGGATTCGGAAGCCTGCTCAGGCCGTTCGAGACGCGGTACATCGGGTATATCGGGAGCGAGCATTTCCCGCATACCATCCTCGGGCTCGGTGCCAAGGGAAACGTGGACTGGGGGCCGTTCCGAGCAGCATGGAACAGCAGATAGAGAAGGAGACAGAACGCATGAAAATAGCAGTCTGTACGCCAAGGTGTGGGCCGCCGTCGTGGCACTATCACGACAGCATGGTGGTCTGGCAAATCTACCACTATGGGAAGCACCCGGACATCGGGACGATCCACATGCACCCGTCGCGCGAGCTGCCTATCGACGTGGCGCGGACCCTGCTGGTCGAGCAGTTCCTGAAGACCAGCGCAGATTATATGTGGCTCCTCGACCAAGACGCGAAGTGGCTCCCCGAGACGCTGGACCGCCTGTTGTCCCGCGACCTGCCTATCGTCGGCGCGCTGGAGATGATGCGCCTGCCACAATGCCCGTACCCGATGGCGCTGGCAGAGCAGAACGCCACGGGCGCATTCCGCGTCCAGGCAGCGGAAATCTACCGCTTCATCGGTCAGTACCACGACTATACGTCGAACGAGCCGGCAATTCTGGACCCGCCGCCGGAGGGATCACTGCTGATGACCGGCTTTACCGGGTGTCACTGCCTGCTCATCCGGCGGGACGTGCTGGAGCAGATGGAAAGCCCATGGTTCAAGGGCTATGCGCCCGGCGGCGAGGACCAGTACTTCTGTGCGAAGGCGGCGGCACTGGGCATCCCGACACATGTCGATCTATCCGTCCTCGTAGGCCACGCCACGACCGACCGCGTGGTCGGGGCATTTGACTTTATGGCCGGCTATCACTTTCTGGATGCGCTGGATGAGAGCAAGGTGCAGGGGGACGGTGAGCTGGTGGAGTGGCATGATGAGGATGCTTAACGTCGGCGGCGGACCGATCCCCGTTCCCGCACAGTACGCGGGGTGGGACGTGGACCTGCTCGACGTCGACCCAGCGGTGGGGCCTGACATTCTGCTCGACGCGCGCGAGATGCACACACTGCCGGCTGCACAGTACGATGCTGTGTATGCGTCGCACGTCTTGGAGCACTTTGCCGAGCACGAGGTGGCCGTGGTGCTGCGCGGGTTCTACCACGTCCTGGTGGCAGATGGGTTCGCCGACGTGCGCGTACCGGATGTCATGGCGGTGATTGACGCCGTGCTGCGGAATGGGTTGGAGCTGGATTCGGCGCTCTACCAATCGCCAGCCGGCCCGATCCGCGTGGGCGACGCCCTGTGGGGCTTCCAGGTGCAGATCGCCAGGAGCGGAGAGGACTTTTACGCGCACCGCTGGGGCTTCAGTCGCAACACGCTGGGCCGAGCGCTGAAGCAAGTCGGGTTCGAGTACATCCTGCTCAGGGGGGGGCACTACGAGGTGCGGGCCGTCACCTTCAAGCATGAACCGGACCAAGAGAGGATAGACATCCTGGGAGTGAAGACACATGAAAAGTGAGCAGCGACCGATCTACCGGGTGCTTCACCCGGTGGTATTGAGCAGCGACGGGCAAATCTACCTGCCCGGCACGATCGTGGACCTGTCGCACCTGGTGCCGGACGCTCGGAAGCAGTTTGTGGGGCAGGGCCTTTTCGAGACGGCAGATGGTGAGCCGGCGAACATACCGGCCAAGTTGGCAGACGGTACGCCGAATCCAGCAGCAGCGGCGTTCGTCCCATGTAGCAACTGTCCATAGGAGGCAGTAATGGCACTACCAGCAGGCGTTTCAGCATGTAATATGTGTGTGCAGTTGATGACCAGCACGACGTGGACCGACTACAGCAGTCACCTGAGTGTCGTTGACCCGCCGGTCCAGACGCGCCCCACGGGCGAGGCGTATGTCTTCGGCGAGGATACGGCGGTGACCGGCGTGGGCAAGCGGGGGCCAATGGACGTGCTCGTGCGCGGCGTGTGGGTGGCCGGATCAACGACCGCGTCCGTATTCTACACCGTCTACCAGGAGTTCACGGCGGCCTGCGGCGATATGGTCGCCGTGCGCTGGGGGCCGGACGGCTGCACGACCAGCAAGGACGTGTTCTACACGAGCACGACCAAGAGCGAGGTCACCAGCCTGACCTTCCCCGGCGGCGATGCAGGGAGTGCGGACATCATCATGTTCGAGTTTGTCGTCCACACGCCCGATGTAACGCATGCCATATGGGCCTAAAGGAGATCCGCGATGAGAAGGAACCAGTTTGTAGTGTCGGCTGAGTCCGTTCAGGGGAACGCCGGGGCAGAGGTCACGTTCCGCAAGATCACCGTAGGTGAGCGAGATCGCTACCTGGAAGATCCAAAATACGGCGATCTGGCAGCGGTGCGTGACCACCTCGTGGACTGGAAGGGCATTGTGGACGATGAGGGCCACGAGCTGCCCAGCCCAAAGGACGAGCCGGGGGTGGATGCCGCACTCTATCTGGACGAGGTGGGCGCGCTTGCGCGGCTGCTGTTCCAGGGGCCGGACGATATATCGTCAAAAAACTGATCCAGGCGCTCGTCAAGCACATGTGGTTGACCGGCGGGCGTTACCCTGACTGGATCGCGGACGACGTGGCGGTGATGCGTGATTGCGCGCGGTATCACTGCCGTCCTTCCGAATTGGATGGGGAGGACTGGCATGTGCTTGCGCGCCACAGGGCCATAGAAGCTGCCGAGAATGAGTATCTAGCGGCAGAGGCTAGGGTACGGGCGGCGAGAGGGCGATAATGCCAAGCTCTGAATACAACGTCAATATCACGATCTCAACGAAAGACAAGACCAGCGGGCCGGCCAAGGCCGCGACGAGCAGCGTGAACAACTTGCAGAAGGCGGTCAAGCTGCTCGCTGCCGGATGGGCGGCGGTGAAGACCGCCCAGGCCGTGGTCGAACTAACGAAGCTCGGCGCGGCGGCACAGCGGCAAGAGAAGGCCCTCGACAACCTGGCAACGGCGGCTGGCAGCTCCGGCGATGCCATCTTGAGCAGCATCCAGGAGGCCAGTCAGTTCACGATCGACCGCATGGGGGCGATGCAGACCGCCAACCGCGCCTTGATCATGGGTGTGGCCGAGACGCCCGAGCAGTTCGAACGGCTGACCACCGTCGCGGTTGCGCTGGGTCGGGCGATGGGCGTGGATGCGGTCACGTCCATCGACAACTTTGTGACCGCCGCAGGCCGGCAATCCTATATGATCGCCGACAACCTGGGCCTCATCGTCCGCGCGGAAGAGGCGCAGAAGAATTACGCAGACCAGATAGGCAAGACCGCCACCGAACTGACCCTGCAAGAAAAGCGGCAAGCCTTCCTGAACGAAATGTTGGTTCAAGGCGAAGCCAAGATGGGCGCACTGGGCGACAGCACTCTGGACAACGCCGCAAAGATAGAACAGGCCAGCGCCGCGTGGAAGGATTTTAAGACCAGCATCGGTGGAATGCTAGCAACGCTGGCTAGTGGGTCGGGGATTCTACAGGCGGCATCGACTTGGGCACAAAACCTATCCGCCGTGGCGCGTTCGATAGAAGAACACGGCTTCAGTATCCAGGGATGGGGCAAGGCATATAGCGAGTTTGTCCACACGCTTGCCGAGGGCGGGTCTGTATTGGAGGCATCGAGTGCAGCGGTAGATCAGTACGCCTGGACTGCCAAGTGGACAGAAGAAGCTACACGCGACCTGGCGGCACAACAGGATGTGCTGCTCAACAGCTACTTTGGAATTGCGAACGCGGCAGACGATGCCACAGGCAGTATCCGCGAACTCAATCCCGAGATCGACCGCTACCGCAACGCCATCGAGGAATCGTCCGAGGTGGTGCGCTACGCCTATACCACCGACCTACCGAGTATGACGGCGGCCCTCGGCGACGTGGGGCATGCACACGTGGTCGTCACCGACTCCATGATTGAGTCTCTTTCCATTCTGGGCGGGCTGGACGA